CGTAAATCTAAATAACCCCCAACCGATGTTAAATTTCCCAATGATTGGATTGGAGTATTTTCTAAATCTAAATAACTACCAACCGATGTTAGATTCCCCAACGATTGAATTGAAGTATTTCGTAAAAATAAACTACCTCCAACCGATGTTAGATTTCCTAATGATTGAATTGAAGTATTTCGTAAATATAAACCACCTCCAACCGATGTTAGATTACCCAACGATTCAATTGGTGTATCTTCTAAATATAAATCACCCCCAACCGATGTTAGATTTCCCAATGATTCAATTGGTGTATCTTGTAAATTTAAATAGCCCCCAACCGATGTTAGATTACCCAACGATTCAATTGGTGTATCTTCTAAATTTAAATTACCCCCAACTGAATATGGTGGATTTCCTTTTCTATCCAAATATTTTTGTAACTTGTCCCAATCATTATCAAAAATCTCAAATGATGGAATATGAAGAACTTTTGGTTCTTTTAATTTTTTAAATTGGTTTTCCGTGATGATAATTTTCATATCTTATAAATATATATCACCTTCAATATTAACCATCTGTTTAATTTCTTGGATGAAATGTTTTTTTGATATTGGGGTATTTCGTAAATCTAAATAACCCCCAACCGATGTTAAATTTCCCAATGATTGGATTGGAGTATTTTCTAAATCTAAATAACTACCAACCGATGTTAGATTCCCCAACGATTGAATTGGGATATCTCGTAAATCTAACCTACCCCCAACCGATGTTAGATTACCCAATGATTGAATTGAAGTATTTTGTAAATTTAAATTACCCTCAACTGATTTTAGATTTCCCAATGATTCAATTGGAGTATTTCCTAAATCTAAATAACCCCCAACTGATGTTAGATTTCCCAATGATTCAATTGGAGTATGTCGTAAATTTAAATTACCCCCAACTGAATATGGTGGATTTCCTTTTCTATCCAAATATTTTTGTAACTTATCCCAATCATTATCAAAAATTTCAAATGATGGAATATGAAGAATTTTTGGATCTTCAGAACTTTTTAATTTTTCAAATTGGTTTTCCGTGATGATAATTTTCATATCTTATAAATATATTGGAGTTGTGATTTAACCCACAACCCCAACTAATCCGTCCAAATGGTGATCACCTGACATATCAGAACCTACCGGTATTTTATTCATAACCCTAATGATTGCATCAATACTATATGGAACCATATCATTTCCATCAACACCAACATCCATTCGTTTTCCGTTACCGAATTTACGGTTTGCAGGTAGGTGCACATGACCATGTAAATGGATAACACCTTTGTTAAGTCCGTTCCAACTTTGAAGTGGGTAATGACACAATACAAAATTTTTATCGTTGATGTTTACCTCCAAGTAGTGTTGAACACTTAAGAATCTACTTTGAATGTTTTCTCGGTTGTTCTCAATATGCGTATCGTGATTCCCAAGGATAAGATGAATGTTTTTACAAATCAATCTATCAAGGAATATCCCAATGTTTTCAAATCCACCAAATGAAACATCTCCCAACATAATTAGTGTGTCATCCTGCCCAACAACATTGTTGATAGCATTCACCAATCTGTCATTCATTTGTTCAATAGTTTCAAAGTCACGAGTAGAACCTACCGGAATTTCACCATCTTGTGTTCTCCAATTTGTCACACCACGACATATGTTTTTATGTCCGTAGTGGGTATCACTTGTAATGAACACTCTTCCTGTTGTTATTATTTTTTTAAATTTCATAATTTTTTATTTTAGTCCCAACTATTGATTTTTAAATTAGTATAATTGGTATCGGAATTACTACTTCCCCAAATATCATCAGGTAATTCCACATCAAAACGATTGGGGGAATTTCTACCAACTATATTCTCATACATTACACGAATATCGTCGTAATCCATATTACGATTTCCAAAAAGAGAACTCAAAGTACTGGATATCTCTTCGTCAAAAGGTCCACCCATTAATTTAAGATTTGTTTCATTTTTTTTAATCTCGGTATTACACGCCATAAATAATTCAAATGGAATATCCAATAACATTGGGCTAATCTCATCATCGTTATCTAACCAAGCCTGTATTTCAGTATCACTATCTTTCTTAACCGAGATGGCGTATTTAACATCCGAGGATCTTTGGATGAGGTAAATTAACTTATAATTTTTAATATACCTATCCCAATGCCCCTCTTGGGTTGTGCACCATTTAGTATTTGAACCATATGATTTTGACGCTTCAAAACTTAATGGGATTATTGCCAACCAATCACCATCGTCATAAATCTTTTTGGTTTGTTTCTCAAGTTCTTTAAGTTTTACAATTTCGTCCGCCTTTTCAACTTCAATCTTTAACGATTTGAAACTTTTATGTTGTCCAATATCTTTTTTCTCAATCCTATTACATTTACTATGTTCCTCAAATTCATTTAATACCACAACATTATCCTCACCAATTAGTTCAATACCCAAATATAACTTATCATTATATAATTCTTTGAACCATTTAATTAAAAATTCGGTGTATTTATACGAATCACTTGGATCAACCTTCGCAATCACATCAATTATACTGATATTTAAATCAGGGTGTTGTTCTTTAAGTTTATCTAATCTTGACATATTTTATAATTTTACTTCAAATCTATTTTTCATTTGTTCTATTTTATCATCAGGAACATTATGATCGTTGGTATTTCCGTGATGGTTTTCAACGATGACCTGGAATACTTTGTAATTATATTTTTTAGCAAGTTCAAAATATGCATCCATCTCCCATTCCTGTGTGAAGGTGTTTGATACCGCCACAGGTGAATGATCCAATCTCATTAAGAAATCCATTTCTTCTTGACACCATTTATGAGCGTCTTTTATTTGTGAGGGTTTAAAGTTGTAATTACCATCTCTATCAATAAAGAACATATCTGCTTCTTTATGACAATAATCTCTCTTCACCAATGTTTTTGCGAATGTTGATTTACCCGATCCTAGTCAAGGCACCCCCCTAACAAGATATAAAATCTTTTCGGAGGGTGCAGTATTTTTTACATTATCCATATATTTATTATTAGAGGTATTTATGATACCGAATACAAATATAGTAAAAAAATTATTATTATGACAAGTTTTAAAAGAAATTGCCCAAAATGTAATTGTGAAATAACTTATAAAAGTAAGTATTCAATGATTAACGCCAATAAAAAAAATACTAAATGTAAAAGTTGCGGTTTAAAAGAAATAATGACAGATGAGATTAAGAAAAAAATGTCAGAAAGATTTAAAGGTGAAAATAATCCTATGTTTGGTAAAGTTGGTGAGTTAAATCCTTTTTTTGGTAAACACCACACGGAGGAAAGTAAAAAAAAGATAGTTAAGAATCGTGATTACACTATTTGGAAAACGGAAGAATTTAGACAAAAAATATCTATTCTATCAAAAGGAAAAAATAATCCAATGTATGGTAAATCACTTTACGGTGTTTGGGTTGAAAAATACGGTAAGGATATTGCAGACAAAAAAATGTTAGAGTATAAAAAAAAACAATCGTTTAATAATAGTGGTGAAAAAAATAATATGTATGGGAAACCGCCACCTATGAATTCAGGTAATGGTATTTGTGGTTGGTATAAAGATTGGTTTTTTAGAAGTTTATTAGAGTTAAGTTATATGGTATATGTTATTGAAAGATTTAATCTGATATGGGAAAATGGTGAATCTGAAAAATATAAAATACCATATGAAATTGATGGGGTAAAAAAAAACTACTTTCCAGATTTTATTATTAATAATAAATATATAGTAGAGTGTAAGCCAAAAAAATTAAACCTGACGAATATAAATCAAACTAAATTTAAGTTTGCTAAAAAATATTGTGATGATAATGGATTTATTTTTAAAACAAGAGATATACCAAAAATAAAAAAAGAACAATTACTAAAAATGATAAATAATGGTTTAGTTGTGTTAACAAATAAATGGAAAGATAAGGTTATATAAAACAAAAAAAGGAACCAAAGTTCCTTTTTATTTAGGTCGGATTGAATTAATCACGACTCCACCACCTTGTTTATACAACACAAGGAAACTATATTTTATTCATCCACAAATAATAATTGGTTTGATTTGAGGATCCAAATGTGATATCTGTAAATTTAAGTCCAATTATTACACCATTAATTAAATTACCCTCGTAAATAGTTCCACTCAAATTACCCCAACTTGTGTAGTTCATTGTTAGGTTATATGCCGATGCGGTTGTATAAAACGAATATGTTGCCGGGTTACCATTGAATGTGTATTGGTTAATGGTATTAAAATGAAGTGTATCATTTGTGGGTGTAATTCCACCTATCCCACCAATTCTGTATCCGGTGATTACCCAAGTTTGTCCAACCATATTAATTGTTGTGTCCATTCCCGTGGTGTCAGTCACAATTGGTTGTGGTGGAAGTGGTGGTGTGTTTGGCTGGGGGTTCTCTTTCTGACAGGAAAGAATACCAAAACTCAACCCAATAAATAATAATACTTTTCTCATAATTACTTTGTTACTAACGCTTCAATTTTACTTTTAATCGGTTCAACCATATCAATCTCTTTTGTTCCCGTCACAATAATGGAATCTTTCAAGAATCGGAATGGAATGTTAATCAAGAATGATTTACCATTGAAGAATGTTAAGTCATTTTTAAGTTCCAAACATCCGTGAACCATCTTTAAAAAGATGTTGAATTGCGTCTCGTCAATAAATACTTCATTTAGTAATTCACCAAACGATTCATTAATAATTCTAATTTTAAATGCCGTCTTATTCATATCACAAAGATATATAAATTATTTTAATTTCCAAATATTTTTTTTATAATGTATCGTCTACTCCGATTAATACTGACATAGTGGGAATGCGTTTCGTCAAACCATATGTCTCATTTATCCACACCTCCAATAACTTCCTGATTTCATTGTCTGTCATAATAAAAATATTTTTTAACAATAACCAAATTTTATTATAATTTATGTAAACAAGACGATCATGTATATTATTTTTATAATAAAACAATATTTCTCCGTCTTCATTAACATAATGTGTTTTATGAATTTTAATCACAATAGTTAGATCATTAAATTCCTTGTTCAACCATTTTAATATGATTTTTTGTTTATTCATATTATTTTAAATTATAGGAGTTGTCCAAAAATCTTCACCCACCATACCATATCTTAATGGTATTCGTCCCCTTAAATTATAGGTGCGACTCAACCATATGTTCAATAATTCTCTAACATCCGGATTATTCATAACAAAAATGGTCTCTAAAAGTAACCATATCCTATCATCACTAATATTAATAATTCCAGTTCCTGAAGCTTGGTTATAAAAAAATAAAGGTAATTTATCTTTGTCAACATAATATGTGATATTACCTTTAACGACAATATTTAGATTACCAAACCCCTTGTTCAACCATTTTAATATGATTTTTTGTTTATTCATATCGTTTTAAATTATAGGTTTTTTCCAACATAAATTCCCTAAAGAATCAAATGTTGAAGGTGTGTATCCCCCTAAATTATAGGTATCCTCCAACCATACCTTTAATAACTTACTAATTTCCAGATCGTTCATATTAAAAACGGATTCCAAAAGTGACCAAATTCTATCGTAATTGGTGTAAATCCGCCCAATTTTTTGAATTTGGTAATAATAAAACAAAGGGAAATTATTTTCGTCAGCATAATATGTTCTATTACCTTTAACGACAATATTTAGATTACCAAACCCCTTGTTCAACCATTTTAATATGATTTTTTGTTTTTTCATAATTACAAATTTACAAATAAAAACAATAAGGCATAAAAAAATCCCAAAAAAAAATCAACTACGAAATTTTTTGGGATTTCATTAATGTTAAACCAACAATAAGTTAGAAGGGAATGTTGTTCGTATCACATAAATATCTAACACTTAACCAAAAAACAATTTTTTTTAAAAAAGTTTTAATATTATTTTAAATAATGGATCTTTATGATTATTAAATGGTAAATCATCAATATTGAAATATCCACATTCGGAGTGTTCATCTCCATCTTTGGCATTCTCCAAGTCAGGATATATTTCAACATCTGAATCATAAAAATATATATACATTAAACCTTTAATATCACCATTTTTATCATATGTGTTAATGACTTCAATCAATTTAATGTTATCCGCCTCACCACTCAAATCAATATCGGTTTCCTCGTAAAACTCTCTAATGGCGGTTTCTTTAGGTTTTTCACCATCTTCAATTCCACCACCAGGAACTGACCATATGTTTGGTAATGAATTATCGGGACTCCTTTTACAAAGTAAAAATTTATCCTTACACCTAACAAGTATTCCTGAAAATTTGTTTAGTTTTCTATTTGCCATTATATTTATCTATATGGATGTAATAATAAATAATAATTTGTTCAATGTCAAATGTATGATAACGACAAAAGATACTCATCAAGGTATGATGGGTAAAAAATTTGACGATACATTTGATGGTATGTTATTTATGATGAATGGTAATAATCATTCATTTTGGATGAAGAATTGTATAATCCCTTTGGATATTATCTATATAAGTAATAATAAGGTGTCCAAAATTCACCACGACTGCAAACCTTGTAACTCTGAACCTTGTGAAAGGTATCCAGGCAATGGAGATTCTATATTGGAAGTTCTTGGTGGAACCTGTAAGAAATATGACATTAAAGAAGGTGACAGGGTTTATTTTGATTGATAAAGGTATTTTTCATTACCACAATTAAATATTCTATAGTGACCCAATCCACTCATTATTTCAACTTCAGTTAAATTTTTGTCATAACCTTTTTTAACTAACTTATGTTTTTGATAATTAATCCTGTTTTCCCTCCTACTATTAATAACATAATGATAGTTTGGTTTACTCACTCCCATTAATTCAAACCCAAGATTCTTATATAAATCACCATTTGCCCAAGATATATCACAATAAGATAATATACTAATTGGATTATAATCTTTAATAAAGTGCTTAAATAATTTGGACGCTCCCCCAACAACGGATACTCCGACTTTATTGCAAAATCTAACTAATTCATACTCGCCATCTTTTTGATTTTTATTTAACACCTTTCTTGTCTTCATAAATGTCATCATTGATATTAATTCGTCATTATAATATAACCCATAATTAATATTAGTGTTTACAAAACCTTGTAAGTGATTTTTAATTAAAAATTCTTTAACAATATTTTTATCTTTAATGATTTTAATATTTGTTTTTCTAGCATAAATTCTATTTGAAGAATTTAAAATATTACCGATGATTGATTTAACCACATCTCTATTAAAATCAAAGTCATCTTCAAATATGTGTACCAATCTAATACCATTCTCATTACACATTTTAGTTTTTTTAATGTGGTAATCATTCTCAATGAATAATTCAGAATGCCACCTAAGTCCATTAAATTCAAACCCTATTTTTAATTCAGGTAAATAAATGTCAATTTCTTTACGATTAATTTTATATGATTGAATAATCTCACCACCATATAATTCACTTATTAATTTAAATAGTAAAATTTCTTTACCTGACACATTACTTTCAATTGGATTGCATTCGCAACATAGTTCAGTTTTTATTATTTTTCTATTCGTAAATAAACCTTTAGGTATTTTGGATTGCCCGTGAATGTCACATTTAATAATAAAATATTTTTCATCCTGATCAACCACTTGAGGATTATCAATCAAAAATTGTTTAAATATGGTATCTTTTCTTTTCTTGACTTCACTATCACCAAAAGTATTCCTCCATTTATCACTACTTCTAAAATGTTCTGTTCCCCATTTTAGTAAATTGGTTTGTTTATATTTTTCTTTAAAGTTCTCACTTTTGAATTGATTTTTTTCTCCGTATCTTTCTAATGATGTTTTCTCTCTCTTATCTTTATTACACGCAGACGAACAAGCGTAATACCCACCTCTACTAATAGATTGATTATATCTCCTATATTGGATTTTTACTTCTTTACCGCACACATCACATACCGCGTCAACAATTATATGACTTTGAGGATTTACAAGGTTTATAGGTAATTCATTATATTTATTAAATTCAACATCAATATTATTATTTCTATAATATTGACAGACATTACCGGTAATTCTCAATTTAAGTGTTTTAGTTAATAACATAAGAATAGTTTACTATAAATATAGTAATCTATTCATTTATGTCCACCACTTTTAAGAATTTTTTATTTTTTCTTTTAATACTTTGACGAATTCTTGTTGTATCATTTTGGTGAATTTTACATAAGCGGCTTCGTCATTATCCCCACTATATTTGTTCTTACCTTGGGGTGGTCTTTTACTTCTACCCATATAATTAAGTCCTGAAATGTTAGTAATACATTTATGTCCCCCACTATTAGAAACAATAATATCCCAAGCATTTACCGTGACATTATCAAGTAAATTTATTTCGTCATCAGTTAAATCACTAAATGGTTTTGACATTGCGGTTTCAATTTGTTCCATAAAATCCTCACCATCATTTGATTTGAATTTATCTCCATATAACGCTCTAAAATCTTTGTATGTAAATCCAACCGATTCAGGTCCAAAATCTTTCCCTGATTCCGATATCCATTTGATTGTTGATAATGGAATATTTCTTTCTTTCAATTGTGATTCCCATTTCCCCAATACCTCATCTTTAATCTCACCCAAATTAACTCCTTTAAGTGATCGTTCTTTTTTAAATGGATTACAAGATGCTTGAACCAATCCTAACGGCCAAGCAATAACTATAAAGTCCGCTTCAGGATTATTTCTGAATGGTGTATATCTATCATATGAACCTGGTTTCATCATATTACCACCTCCATATTGAACGATGATATTACCATCAACTTTTACATTTGGTGATGTCTTCATTGTTTGGACATAGTTCTCCTTGTTTTTTTCAAGGTTTTCAACATTGGCATATCCTTTTTCCAACATTTGTCCTCTAATATTGTTGAGAATACTTAATAGGGATGGATTTGCGTTTAGAACTATCTCCTCAAGAAACCCTGGTTTGTTTTTAAATGCTAATAATAATTTATTAACAACCAACCCCATTAACATTTTGTTTCTTTGTAATGTCTTATCCTTATCCACTTTGATTAGGTAGTTCATCACTTCTTCAGGACTGATGTCGTGTTTCACATAATCCGCAGAATCAACCGTTGATATCAATGTAATATCTTCAGGTGAAAAAATATCCTTGGGGGATATTGTTTGGGAAATTGTTTCAACATTAGATCTTGATGATTTAAAATTTGTTGCGGTTCCTTTTTCAACCCCAACTTGTGTGTCGTGGTGATCGGTGTGGATAACAAACATCTCACGTCCGTGAGCAAAATCGACTAAAACCGGCATAGTATCCCCATTTGCGTCCATTTTTTTTACCGCAAATTCTTTATCACCATATTGTATTATTTCAGCATCAACAACTTTTATCCCGTAATTCTCAAGATAGTGTTTCATTGCTAATGCGGTAGTTACTCCGTCAAGTCAAAGGTCCTGGTGAAAGTAGATTTTCGCTTTTGGGTATCTTTTAGCGAGAGATGTGATATCTCTTAATCCACTTTCAACCAGGACTTGTCTATTTTTGCTGGTAGTCATATATTGTTATTTTATTATAAATACTTTGTAATGTTAATTAATTCATCCAAAGGTATTGAACATCTCTGTTGTTTGGATAAATTTTCTTTAGATGGGATAACTTCAAGATTTTCTTTAGATGCAATGACTTTAACGTCAACACTATTACGATATCCCTCAAAAATACTATATTTATGATCAAGATGGTAATCTGTTTTACCAATTTTTAAATTTTCAGGGTTTATAAAATCTTTATATAATTTATAATTTTTGGCAGTTAACGATCTTACTTGTCTAACATAATTACGTATTTTAGTTAATTCCTCGTCAGTTAAATTTAACGATATTGAATCATAATAACATCTTTCACACTTATATTTATTATCTTTTTTTACAAAATTTACATATACCTTATCCGAAATATGTCCATTTGGGCATTCTACCTTTATTTTACTTTTTTTACCACATAATTCAATAACAGAGATTAAACGAAACTTTCTTTTTTCAACAATGTCTTTCAAAAATTCTTCATTAATAATGGATTGTTTTTTTTTAATTTTAACCTCATCCATTTTAGATGGATTCATATCCCCTTTCCATTTATCGGACATAATTTTTTTTAGTTCTTTAACTTTTTGCGGATTATGTATATCATCCCAAGTTCTTCTATCTCCATATCTACCATTACCTTCACCGGTACATTGACATGGTCTACATATCTGTAGGTTATAACACATTTTTTCTTTTTTAAGGTGACAAGCACTTATTGAGTGAAACTTATTGGAATATTTACAATTACCATTGTCACAAGTCCATATAACTTTATAATTACTTTTTCCTTTAATATCCATTAAAGATTCTTTGTCGACTAATTTATAATAATTCACTTTTCCTTTTAAATGAATTGGTTTCCACACTGATTGTATCATACGCTTTTACTTATAAATATACTCCTGTATGTAAAAATCCATCTAAATCAAAATGTAAATACCATTTGTTTTATTGTTTAAAAATTCTTATGTTTGTCTAAATCTTTAAAATTTAAAATATGAAAGAGAAAGTTAATCAATTTGTAAAGAGGTTCAAACCTCTATTTAAAAATGTGATGTTTATGGTGTTTATTGGAGTTTCGTTGTTTGCGGGATTTTATGCCGGTTCAGCGTATAACACCAAATACGGACCAAAGAAACCAACCATCCATATGGTTAAGGTTAATCGTAGTCAAGTTAATTTGGCGTTAGATGAACACAACCATCTAATCATCATTGATAAGAAAACCGGTGACTACACGGTTTATCAAGATTCAATTGGGATTTCGGTGTTTAAGTTATACGCCAGAAACATTTTTTCAAACACACCAAAATAAACCATTATGAGAATATCCAACATTTTAAAATTGTTTTACTTGATGGGTTGTGTTGTCGCCATTATAACCTTATCAGGTATGTCAACTATCACCCCCCAATCCGATGTTAAATTCACAAATGAGGGATATGGTTATCCAAACTCACCAATTTCTATTCAGATGTATGAATACATTGAGAAGTATTCAGATGAGTATAACATCCCAAAATATGTCGCATATAATGTGGCTTACAAGGAAACAACATATAGAGGTCCTTTTGATTGGAGGTATAATCCATCAAGGATATCTTGTGTTGGGGCACTTGGTCCGATGCAAATTATGCCCTCAACTTCTGATTGGATCAATAAAGTTGATTATCCTAACCAAAGGATTATGAATGATATCAAATTGAATATTGAAACTAGTATGAAGTTATTGAGAAAACTCCATAACAAGTATGGTAATTGGAATGTTGTTTGTGGTTGTTATAATACAGGTAGACCTATTGTAAATGATTATGGTAGATACTGCGGAACCAATAGAAATTATAAATCAAAGTGGTTATCACTTAATTAATGGGATTCCCCATCTTTAATAGAGGTGGGGTTTTTAATTTATTATCAATTTACATCCACCCAACGACCAGCGGCAACTATAACATTTTTTAAATCATACACATCCCTCACCCATCTCTTTATAATATCTTGAACATCCCCACGATCTAACCCAATCCCTATTTCCAAAAAAGACCAAATTTTATTAAAACTAACAAAAACAACATTTTCTTTTCTATCGTAAACTATTATCGTTTTACCTTTTTTATTTTTGAATAATGTCCAATCTTGATGTGTTTCTGACTGAACCATATTAAGATCATCAAATAGATTTAGGAGTTTTCTTGGATTATTATCAAACACAAATTTTAATAAATCATTTGGACCGCCAACAACATCGGATGCTTGTTCCCACCCAACATTTTTAACCATATTTTTTAATCTATCTTGAGTAGATTGTTTTTGGTTTTCCGTGATAATTATTTTCATATTTTTTAATTTATTTCTGTTAACCAATCGGGGATATGGCTAAACTCTTCAACATTTTTTATATACTCTTTAAAACCAAATACTTCCCTCAACCATACTTTTATGAGTGATATAACATCGTAATATAATACTCCAAACCCTCGTTCTAAAACATCCCAAATTATATTATCACTGACATAAATTTCATTAACTTCTCTATCATAAATAAATACATTTTTGGTAGTTTCATATCTGAATAAAGTGCAGTTTTCTTCCTCTTCACTCTGAACAACATCCAAATCATTAAATATATTTAAGAACTCCATTGGATTATTATCAAACCCAAGTTTTGTTAAGTTTTTAACTCCACCTACAATATCGGACGCTTGATTCCAACCCAATTTTTTAACAAGGTTCTTTATTTTATCTTGTGTTGATTGTTTTTGGTTTTCCGTGATGATAATTCTCATATCTTATAAATATATTTCACCTTCAATATTAACCATCTGTTTAATTTCTTCTTTAGAATATTTTTTTAATATTGGGGTATTATTTAAATATAAATTACCTCCTACCGATTTTAGATTTCCTAATGATTTAATTGAAGAATCTCGTAAATTTAAATAATCTCCAACCGATGTTAGATTTCCCAACGATTGAATTTCAGACCCGTATAAATATAAATAACCTCCAACCGATGTTAGATTTCCCAATGATTTAATTTCAGACCCGTATAAATATAAATAACCCCCAACTGATGTTAGATTTCCCAATGATTCAATTGAAGTATCTCGTAAACCTAAATCACCTCCTACCGATGTTAAATTTCCCAATGATTGAATTGGTGTATCTTGTAAAAATAAACTACCCCCAACCGATGTTAGATTTCCTAATGATTGAATTGGTGTATCTTGTAAATTTAAATAACCTCCTACCGATGTTAGATTTCCCAATGATTGAATTGGTGTATCTTCTAAATCTAAATCACCTCCAATTGAATATGGTGGATTTCCTTTTCTGTCTAAATATCTTTGCATCCTGCCCCAATCATTTCCAAAAATTTCAAATGATAAAATATGAAGAACTTTTGGTTCTTCGGAATTTTTTAATTTTTCAAATTGGTTTTCTGTGATGACTATTTTCATATACTATAAATATATACCACCTTCAATATTAACCATCTGTTTAATTTCTTGTTCGGAATGTTTATTTGACATTGGAGTATTTCGTAAATATAACCTACCCCCAACTGATGTTAGATTTCCCAATGATTCAATTGGAGTATGTCGTAAATCTAAATAACCTCCAACCGATGTTAGATTTCCCAATGATTCAATTGGAGTGTTTCGTAAATCTAAAGAACCCCCAACCGATGTTAAATTTCCCAATGATTGAATTGGAATATTTTCTAAATATAAATAACCCCCAACCGATGTTATATTACCTAATGATTGAATTGGAGTATTTCGTAAATATAAATTACCCCCAACTGATTTTAGATTTCCCAACAATTCAATTGAGGTATATTCTAAATCTAAAGAACCCCCAACCGATGTTAGATTACCCAATGATTGAATTGAAGTATTTTGTAAATTTAAATTACCCCCAACCGATGTTAGATTTCCCAATGATTCAATTGATGATTTGTATAAATTTAAATTCCCCCCAACCGATGTTATATTACCTAATGATTGAATTGGAGTATTTCGTAAATCTAAATCACCTCCAATTGAGTATAATGGATTTCCTTTTCTATCCAAATATTTTTGTAACTTGTCCCAATCATTTCCAAAAATTTCAAATGATAGAATATGAAG